ACTCGGCGGCACACCGTCAACCTAAATGGCCGAAGGTTCTAGCGCATACGGCGACGCTGCCTATACCGAGATGGCGGCCGAGACGCTTGCGCGACAGCCGCTCTCCGCGCCCGATAGAATCGACAAGATTGGAAGCGTCTGGAACACCTTCTTTCTTGCCTGCGAGGCGCGGCTTGGGATGCTCCGTAATTGGAGGTATAGCTGGTGGTCGCACTGGAGTAGATTAGCCGAGTTCTTCCTGCCTCGCCGCTATCACTGGCTCGTCGTCGCCAACCGCATGTCGCGCGGCAATCCGATCAACGATGCGATCATTGATTGCACTCCAACACTAGCCGTCAACGTCTGCGCTTCCGGTCTGTGGACCGGCATGACCTCACCATCGCGGCCGTGGTTTGCCTTTGAGCAGGCGATCCCCGGCATTCAATTGGATCAAGCGGGGCAGGGCTGGATTCAGGACGCGCAGAAAAAAGCCTACCAAATCCTCAACGAGAGCAATTTCTATCAGATCATGGCGCAGGCGTTTCAGGACGTCGTGGTGTTCGGAACCGCGGTGCCGATCGTCTATGAGGATTACGAGGATATCATCCGGCTCTATCTGCCGTGCGCCGGTGAATACTATCTGGCTGCTAGTGGCCGATTGGATATCACCGATCTCTACCGCGAGTTTGCGTTCACGGTGAAAGAGATCGTCGATATGTTTCAACTCGCCAATTGCCCCGCCGAGGTCAAGAAGCTTTGGGCGCAGGGCGGCGCGTCGCTGGAGCAGGAGTTCGTCGTTGCCCATTGCATCGAGCCAAACTTCCCCGTCGCCAAGCAACAGGGCGGCGACGAAGAGGTGCGGATCGTACCGGCCATGTTCGCCTACCGCGAACTGTACTGGCTCAAAGGCATCAAGACCGAGGGTCCGCTGTCCCGGCGCGGCTTCCATATCAAGCCGTTCATGGTGGCGCGATGGGCCACGGTATCCAACGATCCTTATGGCCGTTCACCGTGCATGGACGCCCTCGGCGACAACAAGCAAATCCAGCTCGAGACCCGCCGCAAGGCCGAGTTCATCGACAAGGGCGTGCGGCCGCCGATGGGCGCCAACGTCGAGCTCAAGAACGAGCCGTCGTCGATCATTTCCGGCATGATCACCTACATGTCGACCGAGGGTGGCAAAAAGGGCTTCTGGCCGCTGTTTGAGCCACAACCGCAATGGCTCGCCGGGATCACCGCGGACATCGACAAGGTTTCGGCGCGGATCGAGCGCTGTCTCTACGTCGACGTGTTCATGGCGATCACCCGAATGCAAGGCGTGCAGCCGCGCAATGAGCTGGAACTGACAAAGCGCGATCTGGAACGCTTGCAGCAGCTCGGCCCGTTCATCACCCTGTTCGAAAACGAGTTCGGCAATCCGTTCTTCGATCGGCTGCTCGATATCATGCAGCGCCGCCGCATCCTGCAACCCAAGCCGCCGTCGCTCAAAAACGTACCGCTGAAAATCAAATACACCTCGATCATGCGGCTGGCGCAGCAGAGCGCGGAGGCCGTGAGCCTGAAAGACTTTTTCGGCACTATGGGCGGGCTATCATCGGCGGCCAAGGCGGCCGGTGTTCCCGATCCGCTGCGTGTCGTCAATCTCGATGCCGCTGGCCGGCACTACGCCGAGATCACTAATGTTCCGGCCAATCTTCTCTTCACCGACCGCGAAGTCATGGCACACGATAAGATCAGGCAGCAGGAAATGGCCAAGGCGCAAATGCCGCAACAGGCAATGGCTGGCGTTGAAGCTGCTAAAACCCTCTCGGATACCAATGTCGGTGACAGTAACAGCGCGCTCGCGCAATTGCTCGGGCGCGGCGGCGGCGCGGCGGGCGGTGGAATTCCTGGCGTATGATCCTTCTGATCTGGATTTGCGCCGGCCTGGTTTGCGACCGCGTTGTTCAGCCGGTGGATAACTGCGTCATGGCAGGCTTGCAGGCTCAAATCATCCTATCGAGAACGGAATTGCAGCATGGCGCGGCGATCCGGACTTGGTGCGGCACGCCGAAAGAGATAGAAAGCCGTGGCGGATAAAAAAGAAAAGGACGAGGTGGAATATACGCCGGTCGCGATGAAGAAGGACGAACAATGCCGCCTATGCACTCACTTCCGCCCGATGTACGAAACGTGTGCGTTGGTTAAAGGGCACGTCAAGCCGGGCGCGTGGTGTAATCGGTTCAAAAGGAAATGACCCTTGTCATTGCCGTACTGCTTTGGGGATTTGTGGTTGGCTATTTTGCCAATCGCTTTTATTGGCTGTTGAGGGGAAGATTATGAAAAAGCCGCGCCGCTATACCTCAAAGCCGACGCCGCCGCTGTCATGGCTGGAAAGCCTGTTGCTGACGGCCTTTCTTGTCGTCTGCGTGATTTTTCTCGTACTCTCGTTCTATTCGCCGTAACGGGCGGCCTGGTCGCCCGCGCGTCAGTGGCCACAGGTGCGCTCGCGGGCTGTCAAATACTTCTGCCATCATTTCTATAAACCGTTGCCGCATCCCGCATTGCGGACACCAGGAACGGCGCCCGCCTCGGCCAAATGCATCGCACGCACGAACTAACATCGTGTGTGGGTGACGCTCACAAAACCAGTCGTTCATCAATGATGCGGCATCAGCGGCATCCCGCCGCCCATCGTCATCAAACAACTGATGATGGCGAAGCAGAAGTAGATCACGAAAATACAGATGATCGCCCACATCAAAATGTTGATGACCGACATGATGATCCCGCCGCCGCCGCCGAGTTGGGCGAGGATGAAGGGAATTAGCAGCCGCAGGATTGCGACGATCGCGATAACGATCACCGCCCAAATGAGCAATTGCTCGATCCAGGCTAAAGAAAAGCATGACATCTGACGCCTCCTTGGTTATGCAGCCCTGCAAACGCACGACGAACACTGGCACGGAATAACGAGGATCGAAAGCCGCTGTTGTGGCCGGTTGACGTAAATCGCAACGGCGACCGTGACCGCGGCGACAATGTAGACCAGCGCCTTCACGGCTTATTCTCCCCGTTGGTTTTAGCCTAGTATTTGCCGCACCAATTACTGTCCTGACAAGGCGGCCAGCCGCCAACGTTCATAATCCCCTGCGGGTTGGTGACTATAAAGAGTTTTGGGCCCTTCCTGTGGCACTCGCCATAGCCGGGGCGAAGCTTCTCCTTCACATAGTTTTTGCAGGTGGCGCAGCTCTCGCTCATTTCCTGCGCCTCGCTCGAATGCCGGCGGCTATAGCCGTTCCAGCGTCCTCACCAAGACAAAGAGCAACCTGCGCGCAAGCCTCGCGCTCTAAATCGATGGCAAATTCTAGGTCATCGCGCAGCTTTTTGATCTCAGCCTCGTGCCTTTCAATTATATCGGCAATCTCTTCCTTCCAAAGCCCTGTCATTTCGGCCACCTAGCCTCGATGTGCTGCAATACATTCTCTACGGTTATCTCGTGCATACAGGCGTGCATCGGTTTCTCGTAGACCTGTCCCGGCGGGGTGATGCAGGGGCCGATCGGCATCCGCGATATCTTCGGGTCCTCGCGGAAGCAGGGTTGGCAAGGCAGACCGCGGCTTAGGTTGTCGTTGCGCGGGTATCCGGCCGCGTCCCATTGCGTCGAACCCCACAGGATTACTGCGGGGGTAAAGCCGCGCCCTTTCCATTCGACATTTGTTAGGTGATTTGTCCAGCTATCGATCCCGACGTGTAGATCAGCGCGCGTCATCAATACCATTGACTCGTCGAGCGGTTTCCCCATGAACCGTGTATTGACGTTGAGAAGCGGCTGATCCTTATCGCCCCCGATCTGGTAAAATTTAATGTCGGGCCGGGCATCGATCACCTGCTGCCATCGATCCAACGGCCAGTTTTTATAGACTGACCACCCGGCGATCGGATGGATTGTGGCATAACGCTCCGGCATGTCGGGGAGCCGCGGCGGCAACGCGGCGGTCAGATGGGGCAGTTCAAGTACGAAGTCCACGGCAGGGCTATATTTATCGAGTCCCACCTCGTCGGCGAAGTATTCAATCAGATGCTTTGTCATTGGCTTGAACGGGTAGCCTTGGTGCAGCGGATAACCGATCAGATTGAAAACATGATCGAATTGGTCCTTACGCTCTTCAAGCTTCGCACAATCGACGCCGCGATTGACGCCCGCAGCGATCATCAACCGGCCGAGCTGCGTCCCGATCGACGGGTGGCAAAAATACTCGATCTCGTGTTCCGGGTATTTCTGTTTCAGCAACGGCACCAGCGCCAAGGTCATAATGATGTCGCCGATCGCGCCGGGCCGGTGCAGAGCGATTTTAGGCTTTTGCGACCGACCAGCGATTGTATGTTTGATGTCGACAAGAGGCCTCGACATTCCAGCGTCGATTTCTGTCTGTCGTCGCTTGCGAACAACGAACTCGATCGCCGCCTCCCCGATCGGCGTGCGCGTTTGGTCTTGGCGCGGCAGGCTATAGCGATAGGTGCTGGTCAATTGCTCGATCTTGACGATCTCGGCCGCGTCGCCAAGCCCTTCGATCAGGTCAATGACGTTGACCGAAAACTTACCCCACGAGTGCCGTTTATGGATCGTGAAGGTCCATTTGTGGTCGGCATTAAAAGTGCTTGGAAATTGGCCCTGCTCGTACATATCCTCGTCGGGCACCAGCACGATCAGATGGCCGCCCGGCTTGAGGATGCGGAACCAGCTTTCCAGCGCGCGCGCCGGGTTACGGGTATCCTCAAGCACATGGGAGGCGTGGACAAAATCAAACCGCGCATCGTCGATAAGGATCATTTCCTCCGCGTTGCCGTCCTCTTTGTCCCACGGCTGGCAGCTTTCCATGAGCGGAAAAAGCTCGACATATTGGCCGAGCGGGTCATTGCCGGAGCCGATATCGATCCCGTTGCCGCGGAGGTAGCGGGTGATGAAATTGGGGTCATGCAGGCGGCGTTGCACCGCTTTCGAGGTTTCGTACATCAATACGCCTTCGGGTTTTGGTACGGCCAGCGCAGCGCGTCGGCTTCGCCCTTGAATACCATCCATGCCAGCCGCAGCCGTGAGCGCAATGAGAACATGCCATAGGGTCGCGCTGGTTCGTAGTCGCCGCCCTTCACCTGACAATGAGGGCCTTCCTTGGCCTGCTGTAGAAGCTGCCGGATCGTCCATTCATAGGGTGCTTGGTTCAGCATGGCTTAATCCGAAAATACGAGAGAGGTGTTGGAAACGAACCGCGGCGTCAGCTTGTCGAGCGACACTCTGGCGTTATCGGCGATCCGCTTCACCGCGTCAGGGGGCAGTTTCGGGTTTTGCAGCAGATTGATGCAGGCTTGCAGGCATTCCAGATAATGACCGCACCAGTAGGCATTGACGGCATATTCGTCGCGCAGGCCGTAGTCGTAAATCCAAGGCTGGATAAACAGGCCGTCGGGCGTGGTTAGATTGAGACCGTTACGAGCCACCTCCATGCCCATATCGTTTCTGCCTAGCTGCCGGCACAGAAACGACATGGCGTGGAAATGTTCTGCGCGCTTGAGTCCAAGCGCGGAGGCGCGATTGAGATATCCTTGGCAGGCATTGTATTCGGCTTCCCCTCCCAGTGCGGTGCAGGCGCGGATCGCCTCGGTCAGCGAGACATAGACCTCCTGATCCCAGAGGCCCATGTCGGCCCGTATTTTGTAGTATTTCCGCGCCTGTTCGGGATTATTGGCGTCGCGGTAGCTTTGCGCTAGGTAGAACGTGTAACGAGCACGCAAATACTCGTTTTTCTCGGTTTTAAGGGCATTTTCCAGAATTTCGGCATCTTTCTGGAATTTCAACGGATCGGCGTTACGGGAGCCCTCGATCGAGGCGTTGATGGTCAGGCCGGTGGCCTTCCCGCGCGTGAACGGCTTGGGTGGGTCTAGATATTCGTGCAGCACGCCGACCCATTTGTAGCCCGGCTTGTTCCGCCAGATTTGCGGCCGGTCGTGAACCACGTTGCCGTGGGAAACGCCCACGTCGTACACATCCAAGGTCATCCCGGCCTTGAACGCGGCGATGTTGAACTCTGGGGCGATCGAGAGCGTGTCGTCAGCATCGATCATAAAGGCGTAGTCGATGTGGTCGGCGCGGCTTAACCCCTCAATGGCAAGGTTCCGGTTGGTGGCGAAGTCCTGCCATGGTTCCTCGTAGATCACCCCCCGCATTTTGTTGGTCATGATGTATTCGGCGATGATTGATTGTGTCTCGTCGGTCGATCCGGTGTCGCAAATGCAGATAAAATCGACCAGAGGCCGCACGCTTTCGAGGCACCGCCGGATCAGCTTGGCCTCATTCTTGACGATCATACTCAGACCGATTGTCGCCATTACCGCTCAAATCTCCACCGGGTCGCGCGCACCGCTCCGCATAGGAGACGGCCGAATTTGTGAACCATAAGGTTCGCCCGCTGACCTGTAATGCCAAGGCTTTTGCCAATCTCTCGGTAAGGCAAGCCCTCGCATCGCAACATAAAGGCGTATTCGTATCGGGCGTTGCCCCACGCCCGTTGTTCAGTGCCCCACGCGGGCGGTCGGCCTTCTCTCATTCCACTTTTACCATTCTCTTTTTTGCCCAAGCGTCCAAATCGGCCTGCCTGTACCGCACCGCTTTCCAGCCGGAACGGACAAAAGCAGGCCCACCGCCCTTGTTATTGTGCGCCGCCCACTTCTCGAGCATCCGGTTGCTGACGGGGCATCCGAGCCGCGTCAGGTAGATCGCGGCGGACCGCCGGGTGAGCCAGGTTTCCTCGGGAGTCAAAATAATCAGTTCCCTATTCCCCACTCATCATGCCGGTAAATGCCGGTCATTGCAACCGCTCTATTGCTTGTGTCGAACGGCGGTCGCAAACATCGGACCCGACAGACATATTCGGAGGGGAACCGCCGGCCGTGGGGCAATTCTCGGAAGTCGAAGTCCTCGATTGCCTGAAAAGCAATTTGCGCCTCGCTGCCCAGAGCTGCGACCAGCTTGCCGTTTCCCCCAGCAAGGGCCCAATCTACCAAGGCCTCCGTGACCAGCTTCGCTTAGTCGAAGGCGCTTGCCGTCAGATAGCCTATTGTCGTGGCGGCGACGCTCGCTGGCTCCGCATCGGCCTCTACATGGCCGAGTGCCATAAACGGGCCGGCGAATGGCTCCGCGGCGTCAAGCAACCCTCCGGTGTCCGTATGAAAGTGGCACCGGGGCATATGCATCCGCTTTTCCTTAAACTCGCCCAAAACCTGCGCGCCGCCTACGACAAGGCGGAAGAGTTGCGCACGAAGCGCACCAACCGCGTCGGCCCGATCCTTCCGGTTCCGGGCGTCGCGCCGCACCGTGACACACGCCCCGCCGGCTGGTCCCGCTCGCCGAGCGGCCTCGTTGTTCCCCGCGTCGAAGGCAGAATGAATGGCGGATGATGAACCGTTCACCGAACCTTTGGACGACAATGCCGATCAGGATGCGGCTCCGGTTGATGCTGGCGATCCTGCTGCTCATCGCAAGCGCCTTACCAAAGCCGCGCTTCGGCACCGCGATATTCAGCGCTTTTGGCAGGGCATTTTCGCGGACCCGGTCGGCCGCGCGGAAATGTGGCAGATTTTACAGCAGCTTGGGACGTTCGACGACCGTTTTGGCATTGGACCGACCGGTTTCCCTCAACCGGAAGCCTCCTGGTTCCACATGGGCCAGCGGTCCTACGGCCTACGCCTATTCCAGAGTTGGGGCGCGCTCGCGCGCGAGGGGGTCCTTCTAATGCAAGACGAGCACGATCCCCGCTTTGTGCGGCCGAAAATGCCGCAAGTTAAACGAGATAAGTAATGGCCGACTCTGTACCAACGACGCCGACCCACGCCCCGGCACCACCGGCTCCGGCTCCTGCGCCCGCGACGGCAGCGCCCCCCGCTGCTACTCCTCCCGCGAGCGTAGAACCGGTAAAAGAGGCGACTACGGCACCTCAACCCGCACCTCCCGTAGTCGAAGCCCCTAAGCCGGCGGAGCCGGCGCCAAAGGAAACTGCGGCGTCGGTTCCGACTCTTCTCGAGGAATTCGGCAAGATAGAGCCGCCTAAGCCGGCGGAGGCTGCCACGGCGGCAACCGGTGCCACGGCGGCCGCTGCGCCAGCGGCAACCGGAGCCACAGCCGCTGCGGCTCCCGCGCCGGCAGCGACCGGCGCTACGGCCGCAGCCGTGCCGCCCAAGCCGGCCGAGCCGCCGCCCTTGGCCGCGGTCGAATACAAGTACACCGTGCCGGAAACGATGAAGATGGACGACGCCCTAAAAGGCAAGGTCCACAAGGCTTTCGACGATTTCCGCGCCAATCCCACCGAGGGCGCTCAGGCGCTCGTCAATCTGCATGAAGAGCAGATGAAGGCTTACAGCCAGTGGCTCTTGGACGAGCAGCAACGGGTATTTCTCGAAACCCGCAAGGATTGGTCAAAACGTATCCGATCGGACGCGGAATTAGGCGGCTCCGGCTACAACACCACGGGCGCCGCGGTCGCGCGGATGCGCGACCTGTTCGTGCCCCCGGAACGCCGGGCCGCCTTCGACGACATGCTGCGTATTACTGGCGTCGGCGATCATCCCGAATTCTGGCGGATGCTGCACCAAGCGGCCCGCTACTACGATGAAGGGCCGCCACTCGAAACTAATCCGCGCCCGCCGCCGAACAACGGCCAAAGGCCGTCCCGTCGTTTGCGGGACATTTACGATCACCCAAGGTCCAGCGCGGAAGGGCGATCGTGATGGCGATAACGGCGAAATGGACCATGGATTTTGGTAAGCCAATAATTCAAGACGCCAGCGGCTTCCTCTACGGTATCGAACAGGCCGTCGAACACCTTTTTGCCGTCTTTGTTGATGCGCGCCCGCCACTTTCCGCTGCCTGGGTGGAAACTCACGCCGGCAACACCGGACTTGTTGTTCTTCTGTCTCGCCTTGTTGCAAGCATTTTCCGAATAATTGGCGATGCGAAGGTTCTCTATCCGGTTGTCCGATCGGTCGCCGTTCGCATGGTCCAGTTCATCCGGTCGCCACTCACCGTAGACATAGAGCCACGCAAGCGTGTGGGCGTAATAGTTTCTTGGCTTCGGAAGCTGAATGTGGACGTAGCCCTTGACCGCCGCACCGGCGACAGTTCCGGCGTAGCGCGTGTTCCACCTTTTCGATCTATCTGGTCGGGAACGCCATCGGAAAATCCCTGTAGCCTCATCGTAATCAAGGACAGATCGGACGAATTCGGCCGTCAAAGCAGGGCGCGTCGGCTTCGGCATACTCGCCTCCTATGGCATGGCGTGGGCATACCACGGTTGCCATTGGTCTACAACCGTTAAAGAAGGAGAACGCTAATGAGTACGGGCCAGTGGCCGACCATCGCGGACGTTACTAGCCGCATGGACAATGCCGGCAAACAGCACCTTATCGCGGAAATGCTTTCTCAGGCGATCGCGCTCCCCGAGGACATGCCGTTTATTGAAAGCTCGGAAATGGGCGGCCACGAATTCGTGTTCCGCACCTCGATCCCTGCGGGCTCATGGCGCCAGATCAACCAAGGCGTGCCCTACAGCAAATCGACCACGGCCAAGAGCCGCGTCGGCTTGGGCACCCTGGAAGATTACAGCCAAGTCGACCGCTTGCTCGCCGAAATGTCAGGCGATATCGATCAGTTCCGTGAAGGCGAGGACGTCGCGTTCCTCGAAGGCATGGGACAGACGATCGAGCAAACGACTTGGTACGGCAACACCGCCGCGACCCCGGCCGAATTTATGGGGTTCTCGACCTTCTACAACACCGTATCGACGGCAACCGCGCAGAACGCCGCCAACGTCATTGACGGCGGCGGCACCGGATCGAGCAACCTCTCGATCTGGCTGCTCTGCTGGGGCACCCGGACGATCTTCGGCCTGTATCCGCGTTCAACCAAAGCCGGCCTCTCGATGGAGGACAAGGGCGACACGGTTCCGGGCTACGACAGCCTCGGCAACCGCTTCGAAGCCTATACCTCTTGGTTCCGCCAGATGATCGGGCTGTGTCCGCAAGACTGGCGGTACGGCGCCCGCATCGCCAATGTCGACGTTACGACGGCCGGTCTCGCTGGCCCGAACGCGCTCGATATCTTCGCCACCATCCGCGAATTGCTCTTGCTGCCACCGCACCTGACCAAAGGCACCAGCGGGATCACCAAGACCGACGCGGTTGACGAGCCGGCACCCGGCATCCGGCCGATTATCTACACCAACCGTACCGGCCGGCACTGGATGGACGTCCAGGCCATGCGCGACCGCAACGTGTTGCTGCGGATCGAGGATTACGCCGGCGTCCCCGTCGACGGCATCAATGGGATTCCGATCAAAATCTCCGATCAGCTTCTCATCACCGAAACACGGGTCACATAACCGGCATAGGCACACAAAGAAGGAAACAGACCATGATTCTCGACAGCCAACTCTCGTTTGTGCCGATCGGTGGCAATCTGGCCATCACGTCCGCAGCCGTCGCGTCCGCCGTGATCGACTTGCTCGGCCAAGGCGTCGGCACGCCCCCGGCCAATATCTTCGGCACCACCACCGTATTCGGCCAAGCCGATGCAATGGGTGTCGGTAGCTTGCGGCCGGAACTCAACGTCACGGTCGGAACCGCCTTCGTCGGCGGCACCAACCTCAACGTCGCCTTGCAAGGTGCGATCGACAGCGGCACGCCGACCTTCAATCCCGGCACTTGGAACACGTTTGCCGAGACCGGCACGATTGCCGCGGCAAGCCTGACCGCGAACACCGTGATCATGCGCTTCCCGTGGCTGCCGCCGTTCCCGGCTAATCTTCGGCCGCGGTACCTGCGCTTGCTGTTTACACCATCCGGCACATTCACCGCTGGCAACATCGCATCGGCGCTCGTCACCACGGTTCGCGACGATCAGTTCAACAAATACGCGGCCTCCAACTATAAAGTTGCGTAAGCCGACCGTCCTGGGCGGGGGACGTTAAATACCCGCCCAACAATAGGAGTGTACCCATGCCCGCAGGCAGACCGCCGAAGGTAAAATTATATCCACGCATCACTGAGGAAACCCCTCCGATGCTTGCCGAGCAGGCCGCGCCAACCCCGGCCGATCCCAACATGACGCCGGAATTCCAAGCCGCGGTCGAGAAGGCCGCAGCCGAAGCGGTCGCCAAGATGCTTAAGGACGCGCGTGAGCGGTCAGGCTCAGACGATCAGTCCTCCGACCCGACCTGGATGCGCGCGCTGGCCATGGAAATCTCGCAACTCACCGACCAGGGCACCGGGCGCAAGCGTGTCGCGCCAGAAGTGCTCCGGGCCCGGCAGGAGGCGCGCGAGAAGATGACCAAGCTGATCATTGACGCTCGCGCGGCGAAAAAGACCGCGACCTATCGGGTCAAGGCCAAGACCCTGCTCGCCGACCGCGTTGTCGAGCCGTTCTGGGTCGCGTCGGATCATACCGCGCAGCCCACGATCATCGATTGGGATGGTATCCCTAACGAGGCCATGGCGCCGGAGAACAAGACCGCCAAGGCGATCTATGATGCTTTCATGGAGAGCATCGGCTCATCGGCGCGCGTGGTGCCAGAGGACGCGCTGGCGATCACGCCGAACGGCCTCGTGGTTCATGGCGGCGCTGCTTCTCTTTCATCCGGCCGGCGCCAGGTGAGGCAGGCCGAGAAATCGGAAGCCAAGCATACCGGCGACGACTTGGGCGGCGAGGGCGGCCTCAATATCCATCACAAGAACGAGCCGGGGCGGTTCGTCGAGAAGCGCATTCTCGGCTCGATCGCAACACCGGCGCGGCAGACTGTCTAAAGGATAGGGCGTGGCAAATTTCTATATCGCCGAGTTCAAGAACGCCGCGTCCCCGATCGGGACGTATGCGCCCGACGTGCTGCCGCTGCCGCCGCTCGCCAACCGGGCTGTCGGCCTGACTTCCGCTGGAGCTACCGGCGCCCTCGGGCCGAATACCTACGCTATCCTGGTGCTGTCGGACACGGATTGCTGGTATGTCGTCGGGGCCACCGGGGCCACGAGCGCCACCGGTGCTACCGGCGGTGTCGGCCTATACCTGCCGGCCAAGGTGCCGCTGGTCTTTGCGGTGCCGCCGTCAGCTCCGTTCTCGGTCACTCTCTGATGGAAACAGCATTCGAGATCATCGGAGTTGTAAACTTGATCGCAGCCCTCGCGCTCGCTCTGATAATCTGCGGGATCGAAGAGGCCGAGGTTAAAGAGGACTTACAATGACAAAGAAATGGTACGCTGGCCTGATCGCCCTAGTTGCCGCCGGCGTCATTTTCGGCGTCGCCGCGGTCGCGCAGCAGATCCCTGGTGCAATCAAGTTAACGTCGTGGGCCAATCCTTTCGGCATCGTCACCGCTGGACCGGGCCCGCAGTCGACTTTCTTGCTTGCGAGCGGCGGCACTTTCGTCTGCACCGGTGGCGGCACGATCACGATCGGCAACACGAACGTTGATGCTGGCTCGGCCGTCGTTATCACACTCAAGACGGTTGGGGGCACGGTTGCCACGCCGACGGTCTCTACGATTACCGTCGCGACAGGGTTCACCGTGGTTTGCGGCGCGAGCGACACGTCGACGTACAACTATGTCGTCATCGGGTAAGCAACGAAAGCGAAGGAGACTAGGACTATGAAGATCAACAAAACCTTGATCGCGGGCGGCCTCGGCCTCCTTGCCTTTGTTGGGATCGCGATCTCGCAAACCATCAGCGTCCCGCAGGTGTCGATACTCAATCCGACGGACCTGTTCCAAGTCATTCCACTTGGCCAGCCGACGGCGAGCAACGTCTATGCGACGCCATCGCTCATCACGGCTCAAAACGGCTACCAGAAAGCGAGCCCGGCCACCTTCGCGGGCAACGGCTACACATTTGCGGCGAACCAGACTTATTTGGTTCTCACGAATGCGTCCGTGATTGCCAATATGTCGGTCACTCTGGCGGCGGCCCCGTCGGACGGCGCCAAGGAATGCGTGTTCTCGCAAAACGGCGTGACCGCATTCCAGATCATCGTTGCCTCGGGACAGACCATCCACAACGCGGTTACGACATTGGCCGCAGCCACCGGCGTTTGCTACGTCTACTCGGCAAGCAACCTGACCTGGGACCGTAGCTAGTGCAATGGATTGCCGCGCATAAATGGGGAATTTGGGCCTTCGCAGTAGCGGTGGCCTTTATTCCTCACATTATGTCGTCGGCATTCCTCCCCCGGTGGGGCGTCATCATCATCGGGACTCCGCTCGTTTCGCGCCTTGCCCTCGGGCGGTTGTCCCAAACAATGCAATATGTTTTGGTGTTGGGGATTGCCTGGGCGGCCTGCTCTGTCCTTTTTGCCCCCGATCGCATGGCTGGCGCCTACCAACTGTTCCTGATGGTGGCGACAATCGGCGTTTTTATTGCCGCCTCCGAGATCGACACGCTAGACGATGCGATGACCGGCCTCGCCTTTGGCATCGGCCTCTCTTCGGCCCTGTGCTGGTTGTTCCTGTCCGATATTAAGCTGGTCGAGCAAGGCACCGTCCATCCGGCCGGCTTGTTCTGGAATAGCGAGATACTGGCTGAATTCGCCGCCCCGGTACTGCTGTGGGCTCTGCTGAAAAGACGCTGGCCACTGGTCGCGCTCACCGTCACGCCGATGCTGGTCAGCGAATCGCGGGTGGCGCTCTTGGCGCTCGGCACCGGCCTGCTTTACTACTTCCGCCCCCGCTCGACCGCGCTCACCGTCGCTATGTTCTCCGTCCTCGCTTTGGCTGGCATACTCGTCGTCCTGCTTCTGCTCGGCTCGGCCCCGGACAACCGGATCGGCAGCGCTGGCCTTCGCATCGTGTATTGGCTCACCGCGATATGGTCGGCGACCCCACTCGGCAATGGGCTTGGCTGGTGGAACGCCGCGCACCCGGCCGAGGCGTTCGTTCACAGCGACGCGCTCCAAGCCGTCAACGAACTAGGGATCGGTGCCATTTTCCTTCTCGCCATCCCCGTGCTAATCCTGCGGGAAAGCAGGGGTACCAATGCCGAGCGGGCCGTCTTTATCGCCGTCTGCGTGGAGGTTCTGGTTTCCTTCCCGCTACACCTTCCCGCCGGTTCTTTCCTGGCGGCTATTTGTGCGGGCTATCTGGCTGGCCACCGGGCTCTTGTATCTGTTGGCCGATCTGACCGCCGAGATCGAGATGCGCAAGACCGTCGATGGCATAGCGCAATCGCCACAGCAATTGGTAGCGCACGCCAATTGGGCGGTCGCGCGCTTTCCGTTCGATCCGAACCTGCGCACAATGCGGCGTTGGGTTATGGGTGAGATCGTGAGATTGCAGCAAAAGGGCCAGGAACATGCCTCCGGTCAGTGAGGCGCAGCGGCGGGCTATGTTTGCCGCGAAAGCCGGTCACTCGACGCTCGGGATACCGAAGTCGGTGGGTAAGGAGTTTGCCGATAGTGATCCCGGCGGTAAGCTGCCGAAGAAGAAAAAGAGCAAGCGTAGCGCACTGTACGACCATCCGCGAAGTAAGCATGACTAGGCCAAATCTGGCGGACCTGACGAGCAAACCGATGGCCGGCAAAAAGAACTGGATCAAATCGGCGACCAAGCACTCGCACGGCCAATTCCGCGCCAAGGCCGAACATGCGGGCGAGAGTACACATGAATTTGCCGAGGCTCATAAAGGCGACAGCGGCAAGACTGGCAAGCAGGCGCGGCTGGCGTTGGCGCTGATGGGCGCCTCTGGCCATACCGGTAAGAAGAAACGCGACCACAAGCTTTACGATAATCCAAAATCTCACCCGAGCGACTAGGAGCCGACCATGGCCGAAGAGAAAGCAAAAGAAGGCAAGAAAGAAAAGCGTGCGTCGCTCTACGATCACCCTTCCTCTGGGAAGCACCGGAGCGAGGAAAAGGGGTCGGCCCACAAGGGCGACAGCGATAAGGCGGTCAAGAAAGAGGCCAAGGCGGAAGGCGAGACCGTCAAGCACGAGCGCGGCGAGAGCGAGGCTGAGGAAAAGGCCGAGCATCCCGCCAAGGCTATCCACGAGCGCCACCACGAAGAGCGCGAGTCGCTGCATCATACGCACGAAACCGAGCGCCGCGACATGCACGGCAACCACCGTGATGAGCAGAGAAAAATGCACGAGCGTCACCAAAAAACGCATAAGGAAATGAGCCAACGCCACCTCGAGGAAATGAACGCCGCCGCGCAGGGGCCAGGAGCCGAACAGATGGCCGGAGCACCCGAAGCCGGAGCGGCACCAGCCGCACCGGGCGCGCAGGCGATGGCCGCAGCGCCTCCGGGCGGGGCACCAGGCGCGCCACAACCCGGAGCCTAGCCATGGCGGCCGAATTGGTGTCGATGGAAAACGATGACGACGAAATCCTCGATCGTAACGCCATCAGCCCGATCCTCGATAGCAAATATCCGTACCATCTGCGGATTGCCTTGACGGAAAAGGAATTCGCCAAGCTTGGCTGCGACCCGTCGGTGGCCGAGCGG